TACCGAAATGGCAAGAGTCAATAGTACAACTAAAGAAACGGGTAATAATTTTAATGTAGCCAATGGAACGGGTGCTGCTGTCCGTGCAGGAATAAATGATATTTTTTCGGCTTTAAGAACAATAAACTCTGCAAGTGGAGACCCCTCTGGTACAGGAAATGTAGTTCAATTCCAGCCGCATATAGATTCATCCACTAATTTATTGAAAATTTGTACTTCTGTATCCTCTGGAACGGGTACGTTTACAACTATTGGAAATATTACACAGGCTAATTTAGGTTTAGCTCCAGTTGCAGGAGCAACTTTTACAGGAGATGTTGTTCATAACTACACTACAGCCTTACAAATACCTGTTGGAACTACTGCACAAAGACCTGGTTCGCCTTCAACAGGAGATTTTAGATGGAATAGTACTTTAGGAAGTGCTGAAATAT